CTTGACCGCCTTGTGTTCTTGAGATGGCATTTTGACCAGCTCCTCCGCCGCCTGCAGCGGGATCGCCACCGGAGCCACCGTTGTTACCATATCCTGTAAATTGTCCAGAAGGAGCTTGTTGTCCTGAACCTGGGGATCCTGGGCCACCTGCGTGTCCAGCTCCGCCACCAGAGCCACCGGCTCCTCCAGCAGAGTTTCCTCCATGTCCTGCTCCATATCCGCCACCTTGTGCGGTTTGACTATCAAAAGCAGATGTACCTCCTGCGCTTCCTGAAGAATTTCCGCCCATTCCACCACCACTGCCAATACTGACAGGGACACCAGAACCTGGAAGTGTATAAGCTGACGAATATAATACTCCGCCTGCGCCTCCACCGCCTCCACGATTAGAACCGCCTCCTCCTCCAGCGCCAACTACAACAACTTCTGCTACTGTTGCACCGCCTGGGGTAAAAGTTCCGCCTCCTGTAAATGTTGTAACTACTTCAGCGTTTTGTGAAGGATCATTATCTGGTCCTATGATTCCGCCGTTGTTATAATATTGTCTAGCCATTATTGTGTCTCCCAAGTACTTGTATCAGGATTCCAAATATAATCAACCTGTGGATCTTCGGCTGCTGTATAGTCAGGAGCTCCTGAGTTCGGATATCCGAACCATCTTAAATTTTCTTCGTCCCACGAATAGTTGTAAGTGTTTATATAATCTTTAGGTTCTGCAACAGGTGGGTCCCAGTCTCTAGTAACCTCGTTAAAAGTAAAACTAGGAAAAGGTTGAGCTTTTTTAAAATAATTTTCAGAGATTAAATAATTATCGCCTATATATGCCTGACCTCTATTTGAGAAAGTTCCATCTTCAGAATATTCTTTAGCTTCAGAAGTATCTACACCCATGTGATTGGCCATAGCTTCTTCAGTACTAATACCATCGTCAGCTCCGACTTGGGTATCAATAACTATTTTACTCTCATCAAGTATTGCGAAGTGTTTATATGCCATTACTAGCTACCCCCTACGCGTCGTCTAATACTTCGTAATCGATAGTAATTGTCGCATCACCAGTAGCACTAGCTCCTGCCTCAATGTTATCACCTTCCATAAGATATATAGAAGTATTTTTATCTATCACCGTTAAGGTAGCATCTGCTGGTACTGATATAGTACTTGCGATTGCTATAGGTGATCCACCACTTTTAGTTATAAAAACTGAAACATCTACTGCGCTAGTTCCGTCAATATTTGCTATAAGGATATTATTGACTTTTACTAATTTATTAGACGCTGCTAATAAAATCTCTGTAGTTAGAGTATCTGTTAATGCAGCTTGTACCGACTCAGCGTAAATCGATGTTACTGATACTAGATTTGGATTTGCCATAATATTTTATTCTCCTTGAGTTATTTTTATCCGAAAACTAATGCCATTGCAATAGCTTTTCCCATTGTTGCTAAAGCTGCGCCACCAGCTTGTATTGATCCTGCGCCTTTAGGCACAAAATTAATCCCTATATCTGTAGATCCCCCAGTAGCCGTAAATGTGGGATCAGATAGCGCAACGGCGTTATTATAAGTAAGTTCATTAACCGCTGAACCAGTGGCTGTTAATATGAATAATTCATTCCCACCAGTGTCTAAAATTGAAGTGCCAATTTTTGGTGAAGTTAAAGTTTTGTTTGTTAAAGTTTGTGTTCCTGTAAGAGTTACATCTCCAAGACCAAGTCCTGAATCAACGACATTAGTTCCATCTGAAAATAATAATTTAGTTCCTGTTTCACCAGCAGCCCAAGCGACTCCTGTGCCTGACACAGTTTTAAAGGTAACAGTATAAGTACTGCCGCCTTCTGCATTATTAACTAACCACCAGTTTTCAATACTATCTGGAACGGTTACAACAGAGTTTCCAACTGATAGAGTTCCAGTTAATTTAATAATTCGAGTAGCTAATGTAGCTCCTGTAGTTCCATCATTTTTGGTTAAAGCAAGTGTTCCATCATCAGTTAATGCTTGAGTAGTATAACCACCCGCTATTTGTTCGATAATATTCCAGTTTGTATTTGTTAATGCTCCCCATGTACCGGCTTTTTCGCCAGTTGTCATAAGTTGAACGCCTAAATTTGTATAATTTGATGCCATAATTTTCTCCTATGCTGAGTGTTCTATATCTGTATAGGAAGTATTTCCGGTTATGTCAACATCTTTGTAGTGTAGAGGAGAAACTCCCCCTGAACCTAAACTTACTGTAGCTGATACTCCTGTTATTCCTACTGCATCATCAGGAGAAAGGGCACCTGTTGAAGCTGTAGCTGAAACTCCAGTTAAAATATAAGTAAACTCAAGAACAGGAGTACCAAGGGATGCTGTAGCTGAAACGCCTGTAGGATTTATTATTTGAGTTTCAACAATTTCTACGTCGCCAAGATAAGCAGTTGCACTTACTCCTGCTAATCCAATTGCCATGTCGTCTGGAGAAAGGGCACCTGCAGAAACTGTAGATGAAACTCCAGTTAAAGGAACGCCTATTTCTATAACAAAAGACCCAACACTTGCTGTAGCTGAGACTCCAGTTATAGTGTAGGTCATTGTATGTGAAACAGAACCTACTGAAGCAGTAGCTGATTGACCTGTTGGTCCAACTACCATTGCTATTGGATCTATTGCTCCAACACTAGCTGTCGCTGAAACACCTGTAGGAGTTAGTGTAAACGCTGATTCACCCCAGTTTTCAGATCCCCATGTATCTCTTCCCCATCCTTGTTCAGGAAAAGCAGCAACAGTACCTAAAGATGATGTTAATCCCAATCCGGTTAAAGTGATAACTGGATCTATACTATCGCCCCAAGGCTCATTGCCCCAAGTATCTCTACCCCAACCAGCATTTGTTCCAACATATGTTGGAGATCCAACAGAAGATGTTAAAGCTGATGGTGCGGTAATTGGTACTCCAATTTGTGGGTCAGGTGTTCCGACAGAAGATGTTAAAGCTGAGGGTGCTGTAAGTATTTGTAAAGTTTGTATTTCAGCAAGACCAACGGCAGATGTTAAACCTAATCCAGATAATGCAACAGAATAGGTTACTCCCCATCCAGCATTACCATATTCAAGTCTGCCCCATCCAGAAGTGGATTGAGCATAAGGAAATGATCCAACAGAAGCTGTTGCTGATTGACCTGTAGGAGTAATAGCGAGACCTGATTCGCCCCAGTTTTCGATACCCCATTGATCACTGCCCCATCCTACTTCATTAAAAGCTGTAACGCTTCCAACTGATGAAGTTGTAGAGACTCCTGTTAAAGAAATTGTAACGGTATCAGATTCCCAGGAATTATATCCCCAGGTTGTTCCGGCTTTATTCCATGTGTTAGCCATAAGGAATTGCTCCTTATGCTATTCGAATAATCGCGTCCGAAGAATCAGCTGTTGGAAATTGAATTGTAAAAGTTCCGCTTGAAACTGTCTTATCTCCACCAAATGCAATGGCACAACATGCTGGATCTCCAGTTGCCGTGTCATTAAAAATTACACATCCATTAGCGGTAAATGAAGCTGAAGTCCAACTTGTGTCTGAAAAATCACACACCGCTGTATCAGATGATAATACAGGGGTTACACTTGTTAAAGCGTTTCCTTTTGCTGTGTAAGCAGTTCCAGACGTATTCGTAATTTCGTTAGTAGCACTGTATGCTGTTGTATCTTTATCTAAAGTAGCACTACTTGTGTATAAAGCTAAATTAAAAGTGTTTCCAGTTGTTACCGTGAAATTATGAACAGCTGTTAGAATCTCTGTTTTGAAACTATTACAAATTGCCGATGTTATTGCCATAATTTTCTCCTGTTACGGTGACGGAGAGTTGACTGGTATTCTAACGGTTCCGTCAGTATAATCGTCTCTTCTTCGTCTCCCAATTTGCACTCCTGCAAACTTTTGTACTTCTTGTTTATATTTATTTTCGTATAATGTCAACATATCCATAGGACCTTTTAAAAATCCAAAAGCCTCTATTAAAGTAGCATATAATAAGCCCTGTGGAAAGTACTGACTAATATAAGTTCCAGATGTTTTAGTCACTAAACTTTGAGGTACCATATCATAATATATTCTAAACGAATAATTAGCATCTGGCGTAGGGGCTACGTAAAGACCTCCTGAAGTCGTATCCGAAACTGCTGTGGCCCCTCCAAACATCGCATAATACTTAGGAAAACCTGTGACATCCTGAGCTGTTTGACCTCCCGAAGAACCAGTTTCTCTGTTAACATATTCTGTTAAATAAGTTTGGTCCTTTTTCTGTAACCATTCACCAGGGCCAGTAGTAACTGAAGTACTATTAAAAACTTTTACTCCACGCACAAATACTGTTCCAGTATTTCCTTTGCTTCCTTTTCCTGGAACATTTATTGTATTATCATCAATAGCTAAGTTTCCTTCACTAACATATCTGTATGCATCAATTGGAACATCATAAAAAATTCTAAATTCTGCATTTTCTATAAATCTGCTTAGAACAGCACCAGTTAATACATTTGAATCTACTTCAGTATAACTTCTAATGTCAGATTCTAATGCTGAGAGTGTATATCCTGCCATAATAATTACGGTCTATCGTTTACGGGTCCACCGAAAACGAAAAATCCTCCTCCTGTTGCTATACTAGTCGCAGCGTTGGCTAAAGTAAAACTAAAAC